TATCACACATCCTGATGCACGTGTTGTGTTTGGAGCACCTACACATAAGCAGGCTAAGAGAGTCTTTTGGAAGCACATTAAGCGAATGTTCAAGGAGTTTACAGTAGGTAGGCCTCTTGATGGAGATATGTCATTGATACTAGTCACTGGCACTATTGTTGAGGTGATGGGTCTTGATGTCCCAGAGCGAATAGAAGGTGCACCTCTTGATCATATTCAGTTAGATGAGATAGCTAATATGAAGCCAGAAGTGTGGACTAATCACATAAGACCTATGCTCGCTGAACGTGGAGGTACCGCTGACTTTACAGGCACACCTGAGGGTCGGGGACACTTTTATCAATTATGGTGTGATGCATTAGATGATGATGCATGGGGTGCATTCACATGGACATCAGAAGAGGTGTTGCCTACTGATGAAGTTGATCGATTAAAGCATGACCTCGATGACTTAACTTATCAGCAAGAGTGTTGTGCATCATTCGTTAATTTTGAGGGCTTAGCATATTATGAGTTTAAGCGTGCCATACACATAGGTGCAACAATATATGATCCGCAGCAGCCTATCGCTTTGTGCATGGACTTTAATGCTAAGCCCGGTAACTGCTCAGTTATACAAGAGCATCCAAGAATAGGTACACAAGTGATAGGGGAAGTGTTCATTAACAGATATAGTAACACTGAAGAAGTCACAGCAGCATTCATTGATAAGTATAAATCACATAAGGGAGAGATCCAATTATACGGTGACCCAGCAGGCAATCAAAAGAAGTCATCTGGTGTTAGGGGCACTGACTGGGACATCGTACGTGTAACATTACAGAAAGTCTTTCACCCGGATCGTTTAGCTTGGCGTGTGAGCCGATCAGCACCTTCAATAAGAGACTCCATCAATGCAGTTAATGGGAGACTAAAGTCTAAATTATTTAGGGTAGACCCATCGTGTAAGTGGATGATTAAAGATCTTGAAGGTACAGAGCGAGATGAGACTGGGACACTTAAAAAGATTCAAGGTGACTTATTAACTCACTTAACAGATGGACTACGATACTATATGCAAAGGCGGCATCCTGTCGCCGGGATCATAGGTGGCACAACAAGAGTGATGTAAGAAAGGAAGCATTATGAAATGGATTAAAGAAAATAAGCATGCAGTGACTCTTCTTGCGGTTGCAGTATTGTTACTTATTGGGTTAGCTTGGATGCAAGGGTGTGCATTAAGTGACTTCATAAAAGTTGACATCCCACCCGCAGTATCTAATGCCACAGGCATTGATAAGCGCGCATCAATCACAGAAGCCGAAGTTGCATTAGATGAGTATGTAAGGGCAGGTGAGAAGTTAGCTAAGAGTATAGAAGGCGGATATGAAAAGTTAGGAGTGCTTCAATCATTTATTAACCTGGGTATCCAGGTAGGCGGCACATCATTCCCTGGCGGAGGCTTAGCTTTAGCTGCGTTGTTCGGCACGGGAGGCTTGCTGATTAAAAGTCCTGGCACAAGTAAAGCTAATAAAGCATCATATGATAAGGGCGTGGAAGCCGGTAAGAAGATCGCGGAGATGGTATAATATGGACTTAACGACTATAAGCATCGGTGTAGCCATTGCTAATGTGATAGCGTTAATTACAGGTGCGGTGTGGGCAGTTGGAAAAATTAACACCACTACAGCTGTCCTTAAAGTGGTGTTAGAAAATAACAGTAAAGCGACACATGAGCTATCAGTGACAATGAAAGCATTAGACCAAACATTAAATGGGCATGAGACTCGCTTATCGCTCTTAGAGCAAGGGATGATTAGGACATGAGTCACACACGACCTATACATACACACTTTACATCATTAACACCTGGCACAGATAAAGTAAATTCACCATCTCGTGAGTGGGTGGAGATGGCTATTAGGTGGGAGCTTCTTAAAGACCTTTTAGGTGGCACCATAATGATGCGCTCAATGGGCCAGAAGTGGCTTGCCAGAGAGCCAAAAGAAACACCTGAGCAGTATCATATAAGGTTACACCGAGGCATCCTCTTCGAAGGATTCCGTGACACTGTTGAGCGCATTGTGTCTAAGCCATTCTCAAGAGAAGTAACGACTAAAGGTGAGCTGCCCGATCGGCTCTTACCTATGTTAGATAACATCGATAGGCAAGGGTCAAACTTAACGTCATTTTCAAAGAATCTTATGTGGGATGCACTGGTCCACGGTAAGACACACTTTGTTATTGACTTCCCACTCACAGATGGCAATCAAACAATGGGTGATGAGATCTTTGGTGGGATCCACCCATACTTTACACATGTGAAAGCGCGTGACCTCATAGGTTGGCGTTCAGAAATAAACGAGGCAACTAATGAGTCACGTCTTACACAAGTAAGAATAATGGAGACATCAGAAGTAAATATGGGAGAGTTTGCTACAGAGCGTCGTGAGCGCATCCGTGTGTTAGAGCCAGGCTTGTTTCGCATATTTGAGAAAGCGCCCAAAGATCGTGAGTTCATAGAAATTGCTAATGGACCGATGATCGCAAACGGACAGTTCTTAAACGGTATTCCTCTTGTCACTATCTATTTCAATAAGACAGGCTTTCTTACAGCGCACCCACCACTTGAAGGACTTGCTTGGCTTAACCTTGCTCATTGGCAGTCAAGCACTGATCACCGTAATTATCTTCGCTTTGCAAGGATAGGTCTTTTAACTGCGATGGGTTTTATGCAGGAAGAGATACAGAAAGGCATCATTGTAAGTCCTAACTCTGTCATAGCTTCACAGAACCCTGATGCAAAGCTTGCATATGTGGAGCAGCAAGGCAATGCATTTGATGCGGGTGTGAAAGACTTAGCAATGCTTGAAGACAGAATGGAAGTTCTTGGGCTTAAGCCACTTGTCCGTGGGACAGCAAAGTCAACTGCATTGGGTAAGAGCATCGATGAAGGTAAGCAAGACTCACAGGCACAAGCATGGATTAGGAACATTGAGCTAGGACTTATTCAAGGCTTCACACTTGCACACAAGTGGATAGGTGATCCCATTGATCCAGAGTTCAAAGTTGATGTCTTCAATGAATTTAATCTAACTGTGAAAGCAAAAGATGACATTGATAGACTGATTAAAATTAGAACTACAACGCCGCCACAGATAAGCCATGACACATTTGTTAATGAGATCCGACGGCGAGGATTAGTGGGTGAAGATGTTAATGCAGAGAATGAACGTGAATTATTGTCAGAAGAGCTATTAGCTTTACTTGGATCATCATAATGGATCCTAGGATAGGTGTCGCAGGTAAGAGCGTTAATGCTGAATTGCAAGATCGTGTGATTCGGCACGCGGTGCGTCTAACACGTTTTAGAAATGGTGAGGCGCTTGCTATTGATAAATTGCTTAGAGCAGCAATCCCGGACATCACAAAAGATATTGAAAAGCGTATCTCATCGTTCAAGGGTGGGTTCGCACCGTCTGATCGACGCATACAGCGGTTAAAGCAGTTACGTATAGCATTAAAAGAGCAGATTCAGTCAATCGGGCTACTTAAAAAGTTACGGTCAGATCTTGGTGAGCTGGCGTTGACAGAAGCTGAACTACAAGCTATAATGTTAGAAACAGCGGTCCCAGATATCTTGGAGCTATCGTTTGATCGTCCATCGGCAACGTTGCTTAGAAGTATGGTAACTAGTAGACCATTTGAGGGCCAGGTGCTTAGACAATGGACACAAGCTACACAAACATCGACTGTTAATCGGGTTATGCAATCAGTTAACCTTGGGTTAACACGAGGTGAATCAGTTGCTACTATTTCATCAAGAGTGAAGGGACAATTAAAGACTTCACGACTGGAAGCTCGAGCTATAACTCGCACAGAGGTGAATCACGTGTCAGCCCAAGCAAGAGAGATGACATTTGTAGAGAATGATGATATTATAAAAAGTGTTAAATGGGTTGCAACATTAGATGATCGGACATCGTTGATTTGTATCTCATTAGATGGACGCCTCTTCCCAGTAAATGAAGGCATAAGACCACCTGCACACTTTAATTGTAGGAGCACAACGACACCGGTATTAAAAAGTTTTAGAGAATTGGGCATCCCAGCAAAAGACTTGCCACAAAGCACCAGAGCTTCAATGAATGGGCAAGTGCCCGATGTTTTAACTTTTCCGGAATGGTTGAAAACACAACCCAAGAGCGTACAATTAGAAGTGTTAGGACCCACAAGATTAAAAGAGTTCAATGCAGGGACACCTGTTACAAAATTTGTTGATAAGAAATTGAAAGTGT